GGGTATTTTGTGCTAGAGTATCCAATCCATCAAACCAGATGAACCAGGAAACTACGTCAAAACTTATTAAGTATCTTATTAAGCACCAACACTGGTCACCATTAGAGATGGCTTCAGCATGTTTGGAGATTGATACGACACGTGATATTGCCCGTCAGATTCTACGACATAGAAGCTTTTCGTTCCAAGAATTTTCTCAGCGATATGCCAATCCGCAGGATATGGATAATGCTTTTGAAATTCGCGAAGCACGGATGCAAGACACAAAGAACCGACAAAACTCTGTTGAGTGTGATGATATAAGTATTATTGCACCGTGGATTGCAAAGCAACAAGAAGTAATCAACAAAGCAAAAGAAGTTTACGACTGGGCAATTGAAAACGGTATTGCTAAAGAACAGGCTCGAGCTGTGTTGCCCGAAGGTAATACAAAGTCTAGAATGTATATGAATGGTACGTTGCGTAGTTGGATTCACTATATTGATTTACGCGCCTCTAATGGTACTCAAAAAGAACATATGGACATTGCTAAGGCTATTGCGACGGTCATCGCTGAAATCTTTCCACTTACAAAGGAGAACTACAATGTGGCGTAGAGAATTAATTTATACCTTCTACAAAGATCGTGATACTGTCGCAAAAGTTATTCATAGCGATAGCGAGTATATTATTGAGTATTACTTTCATAACTCGCTTTTCTATTCAGAGTCATTTCCAGGCAAATCAGTTCATTACGTCAGATCTGCTGCTGATAACTGGACACTAGGGATCAAGAAGCTGCCTGAGGGTGTAGAGCCAGCATACGAACAAGATGACGGCCCGATAACAGACGAGCAGATCAAACAGATTGAAGAATCGATAGCAGTGCCAGACATAGTTCATGAACCTCATGAACTTAAGAATTGGCCATTTCCTGACTCAGATAAGTCCGTTCAGACACTGTATCCACAACCGGAATGGCCGTTTCCGTATAAGTAAGCTACTTGTGTCAAAAAAGATACACTGTTACAATTTATTACAAT